ATGTTACCGGTTGTGTTACTGTCACCAAATGTAAAATTAGTAGTTGTGGCGTTTTGACTGGTGTTTTGAAACGTTACAAGTCCTCTGTTGGTTTCTACTCCTGATCTATAATCTGTAAACAAGTAACCGTCTTGAGCGTCATCGCCTGTTCTATCACTTACTGTTACCACTGTACCTGTAAAAATACTGCGTATATCTGGTTCAACTGCTATCGCAATGTTTGCGGCATTAAACGGACTGCTTGTGTGCCCAGTTTCAGTTGCGAGTTGTATTGCATACGTTACAGTTGTACCAGCAGCTTGTTGCCCACTGCTTAACGCAAATGTATGGTTGATATTTGTTCCAGGATTTCCTGCAACACCGGTTTGTATGTTTACACTGTCAACATTGCCATCGCCCCATGTCCACTTGTATTTTTGTCCACTTCCAAATAGTGCAGTTGTTCCAGGAGCAGTTGTAGTACTGTTTGTAAATTGAACTACACCTCCTGACGTTGCTTCTTGGTTGACAATACGAGCTACGTTAGCACTTGATTGTGTAGTCATTAAACTAAACACACTTATAATGCCTGGAGAACTATTTACAGTCACAGGACTGGCTCCTGCAGTGTTCGAAGTACCCGAAAGTACAATAGTATACTGTGTGTCTCCACCTGAATTATTGTATGTATTACTAATAGTTGAAAAACCAAGTGCCGGAGTAACGTTGGCACCTTGTCCCCAATCTAACACAAAACTTGTTGCGACATTTGTTGATGTATTAGTGATTGTTCCAGCTGTTCCAGTATTGATGGTATTATCGTTTATATTGAAACTTGGAGCAGGAGTTGGTGTAAACAGTGTAATATAATTTGTTCTTGTAAAACTATCTGCAGATCCTTTTGCACCAGCTGCTATATTTCCTGCAAATGTGCCGTTTGTATTTTTAGCAGTAAAAGTTACGCTAAATTGACCACCAGCAGCATTGTTATATGTATGAGAAGGACTTTGCGTTGTTGCAACGTTACTATCGCCAAATGTCCAGTCAAAGCCGTTTGCATTTCCAACAAAACTGCCTGTGAAGTCTACTGTGAGTGGACTTGGTCCTGAAACTGGAGTGCCTACAAAACTTGCTTGACCTACAAATGTGCTATTTGCAGCATTGAGTATCACTTGGTTTAGATCATCAATACTGTCTGTAACTTTTGATGTTGGAGTAAATCCATCATATGCAACGTTTCCAGTTAAACTTCCGTCTGCAGGTGTTCCAAGATTTATTGTGTTACCTAGTACACTAGCTATGTTTGCAGCAGTAGTCCAACTTAGCACACCACTTCCATTTGTGGTTAAAACCTGTCCTGTGGTTCCGCCAGTTAATGTAACTGCACTGTTGGCTCCTAAATTTACTGCACTACCACTTAGATTAAGTGTACTTTCGGCCGTAATTGCATTTCCTGATATTGCAAGGTTAGCAATGTTTGCATTGCCTGTTACGTCTAATGGTTGTGTTGGGGAACCATTGTTTATACCAATACGATTGTTAGTTACATCAACAAAAAATGTATTAGTATCAATCGCTAGATTAGTTGTTCTTTCAAGGTTCGCTGCTAGTGCTTTACCAGTAACTCGTGCAATGGCCATTTATTTTACTATCCTTAAACTTTGCAGTATTTATCGAATAGTTATTAAGGTGTGTTACCAAGACCGTGTATAACATTGATTGCTTCGCCGTTTTCCGGAGCTGCTGAGAAAGTAATGTCGTTTCCTCCACCTGTTATAGTATACACACCAGTTGGTTGTTGATAAATGTTTGATACAAACACAATAGTTTGATCTGCGGCACTAACTGTTGTACTAAGTGTAAACGAAGTTGCTGAACCATTACCTGTAAAACTATCGACTGTTATATTTGCTTCTCCTGTAGAAGCCACAGTCTTATAGATTGATCCATTAAAGAATTCTAAAGTTCCTGTACTGGTATTATATCTAAATGCACCAAAAACTGGATTGCTTGGTCGATTAGCAGTAGTTCCATGAGGTAGCACAGTAGCAGTAGATCCACTTGGTATTATTCTGTTTTTTAGGAAAGTTCCCATTTACTAGATACTCGTAAATGATACGACTGAATTGATTCCTGTGGCTGCACTTGCAGTAACTTGTACAACATCACTATTTGCCAGTAGAAGTTTTTCACCACCTGTGTATATTTGATAACTATCCGTGGCCGCAATGCTTAGTGTTTTTGCTATTGCGTTGATAGCTCCCAAGCTATCTCCACTTGGTATCACATGGATATCAACAGTTAATGCTCCAGCTGTGGAGTTTGTTAATTGCATATAAGTGATTGCAGTATTATTGGTACTTGTGTATACTGTTGTTGCACTATTACTTACGGCAGTTGTTTGTATTGTCATTTGTTTTCCTTAAAATATAATTCCAAAAACAATGGCTTTGCTTTTGCTTACTAGTTCATCTGTGGTTGATCCGTCTACAAAGTAAACACCTGTTCCACCACTTCCTGCTACACCGCCATGAAGTACTGTGGTGTTTGATACTGCACCAGGTGCGGAACTATCTGCAAGTTGTAAACCCGAAGTGACGTTTATATTTCCAGAAACATTAAGTTGGCTGGTATCTGTAAACGTCATGTTTGCTGAAGCACCAAAGGAACCTGCGTTATTGAACTGTATTTGTGTATTTGCACCTGCAACACTACCAGCCACTGCCGTTCCAATTTCAGACCATGTTCCGGTTTCACCAGTTGTACCAGTTGCAGTACTTAATTCCCATTTTCCACTATTATTGTTGTATCTAATACCAGCAAATGTTGATGCAGTTTTATGTGTTAACAGTCCAGCATTTGATCCATAAGATGCAGTATTACTACTGTTAACCATAATAAATGGATCTTTGACATCAAGCTGTTCAGTGTTAATATATGTAATATTTCCGTTGACCGTTAAGTTTCCGTCAACGTCCAAGTTACTGTTGATATGTACCATATCGCCAGCATTTATGGTTTCAATATAATAATCGCCGTCAATTCTTTTCTTTGTATTCATAATGGACCTCTACACGTATTTACCATCTCTAGAAATTTGTCCATTGCTAAAATTCTCATGTTAGGTATCTTATTAAATGTTTTTATAAATGCACTTTCTCTTCCTTCAACTCGGTAGAATTGTCTATTTTCAAATTTTTCGCAAAGTTCAAGTACCTGTCGAACCCAGTTACCAGCAAACGTTGGCGGATCGAGTTCTTTTTTATAAAACTGTGTGCCAGCATATATGTTGTTGAACATTCCATTTGTTGTTCCAAGATCCATACCGATAAGATATATATCACTGTGTCCATCCACTAACGCCAGTCCGGCTGCATTTGGTCCACTGCTATATCCTTTGTATTCTTTTTGTAAAGTCTTTCCACCAAGGTCTTCAATAGGCTTACGTGTATGAAACCTATTCTTTAATGCATATCCAGAATTTTGTATTTCGTCTGCAATAGGCCTATCAGTTGCAACTAAACAATGTGGAGTAAAATCTCTATACAACCCATTACACCCATAGACAGTTCCAATGCTCATTAGTTTGTTGAGATCAACTACCAGTCTGCTACGTCCGTTGCCTAATATAAAACCTGCACTCATAAAAAAAACCCTCACTGTACTTACTACAGTAAGGGCTTGGTTAGTTAAAAAGTAACTATTAACCTAGTGAAGCATTCTCAACTTGTACTAAGTCTCTTGTGTTTGGAGATGCAGCACTCCCTGATCCGCCAATTACAACAGTACTATCTGAAAGATTGAAAAAGTTACCTATTGATACTACTGGTGTATATAAGGTTCCAGTTACTGAAAAATCAAGTACTTTTCTATTACTTAAACGCTTGATACGTACAGCTGATGAATCAGGTGCAGCATAAGTCATTGTCATTTCACCAGATGCTAACGCTCCATCTGCTTTGTTTGCTAAAATACAAATTCCTAACTCATTAGCAGTTCCATTTGATCCAGCTGCTGATGCAACTACTACTGTAAAAATAAGTCCTACTGCAATATTACCTTGAAGTCTATCACCACTCATTGCTGACCAGTCAGTATTACCAACCACTGCAATTTGAATTTGTTGACCAACTACTGCATTTGCAGGGTCAATTGGTGTAGTCATAGCAACTAGGAACTTTGAAGATCCTTTTTGTCTTACAATAAAACCTTCAGCTTCTGCACCAGTTGAGTTACTTGCTGGAAATACCCTGGCTGTTAGTACTGGAAAAACAACATTACTTGTTCCAGTGTTACCGCCTAGTACTCCGTAGAATAATTCATTTGCTGGTATAGCGTCTGATGTTCCATTTGGATTGTTAAATCCTGCATCCTGTGTATCGGATATTTTAATTTTTAACGGTCTTCCCATTTGTTTTCTCCTTGTGTAATCCCGTTCTAGCGGGTACGCAGTTGTGTCTGCATAAAACACATTAGTGTGTCAGTTGTATTTATCAGTAATTTATTATTGTATCCAACGGATCAATTATGGTTTTAGACAAGATATCAGTACGTATGTGATGATAATTATGTTTGATTTTATCAAGATTATCTTTGGTATAGAGAGTTTCTGAACTTATTTGGTTGACAATCTGTTCTAAACGTTGTATACTATCAGTAGTTGAGTCGTAAACATTATTAAAAGTTTCAAATCCAAAACTCCTAAGCCAGGCATTTATTCCTACACTGCCAATAATATGAAAACATTGTCCACTTGCGATTGGTTTCCATATCTTTTCTCCTGAAAATTCTACACATACTTCTGTCTCTGTAATTACCCCC